GTGAACGTGGTGATGCCCGGGATGGTGGTGTTGGCCGTGGCGACATTGCCGTGGCCGACCAGCACGCCTTCCGGATCATAGACCAGGTACGACGCAGTCGCCGACGTCGCCTGAAGGACGGCCGCGTAGCGACCAGTCTTCGCGCCGGCCGTGATGGTGGGAGACGCCGTGATGACGCCGGTGCCCACGTTGCCGGCAGCGGCGGAGCCGGTACCGGTGGCAGCGAAGGCGCCGCCCAGGATCACGCCATGATCGCCAGTGCCGCGGAAGGCGGGCTGGCCGAACGCGATGCCGGCAGCCGATTCGACGGTGCGGCTGATCTTGTTGCACTTCTCCTCGTTGGCGATCTGGCCCGGAAGGCCCTTCGCAGGAGCGGCGCCGTAGGTGGTCTGGTAGGTGCTCATGTTTCAGGGCTCCCCTTAGTTCGCCTTGGCCGGACGATGTGCCGACGACATGTCGGACAGCATCGCCGCGCGGGCGTCATTGACGGGCTTGAGATCGTCCGCGGTGGGCGCCAGCCCATCCTTGACGGTCTCGCGGAACGGATCGACGGCCTTCACGTCCTTGGCCAGGGCCTTGAACATGCCCCCGATCTCGGCGTCGGATGCGTCCTTCACCATTGCATCGCCGAGCTTGGCGACAACCGCGGCTTTGCGGAGGTCGGCGTCCGACTTGCCGTCGACAACGACCTTGCTGTCGATGGCGCGCACGATGCCGACGAGCGCGGCGCGATCTGCGACCATCTTGTCGAGGTCGGCCGGCTTGATGGCGGCGTCCTGCGCCTTCTTCAGGTCGGCCTTGAGGGTGCCAATTTCGGTGTCCTTGGCAGCGATAGCGGCGGCATGAGCCGTGTCGGTCTGCGAGGCCTTGGTGGCTGCGTCAGCGATACGCTGCAGCAGGGTGGTGATGGCCTGGGCGCCCTGATCGGTGGTGCTCACCGACAGACCGTCCACGATCACCGTGCGAAGTGCGTCAGTCATAGACTGCGGCTCCTTGTCAGTGGCTGGAGGAATCGGGGCTGGGCCCCAGGTTTTCGCACCGTCCCCGATGCGAGCTTGTGAACCAGCCCGGGCCCGATCCACGAGCGCGAGATGGTTGATGCGGATGTTCTTCTGGACGGCGTCGTACGCCTCGCCGTCGGCCGTCATGCCCGGCGTGAATTCGAGCTCGCACGTATAGCCCGCGGACAATTCCCGCTTGCCGCCCTCGACGGACTGGATGGCGGCCGCATCCTTGAGGATCAGCGGCAGGGTCACCCACTCGCCATCCCATTTCGCGGCGGTGCTGACCTCGCCCACCGCGAGCGATTTCACATTATCAGCTGTCACCAGCTCGGCGGGGTGATCGACGGTGATGGGCGCATGGCTGAACGTCTGCAGGCTGGCAGCGTCGGACACCTGTTCCGGCGCCCGATAGACCCGCACGACCTTCATGTCGGGCTTGCCCACCTCGTCACCGAGATAGATCTGGATGCCCGTGCGGACGCATTTTGCGGTCGCGATGAGATAGCCGTCCGCGCTCCGACGAGGTTTGCCCTCGACGGCGACAGCGTCAGTAAATTGCATGATGATCCTCGCCAGGGGGGTCGGCAATCCTCTTTGACCTTGGGAGCCAGATCGCCTATATTGTCGTCAGGTCGCGTTCGCTTCGGGCGTTAGCTGATAGGGACTGCGCAAGCAGGGCATGAGAGCAGCGACCTACCTCCAAGCCCCCACCTTCTTCCTCATGGTCCAGAGCTCCAGGCGCTCCTTGCCGGTCTTCACTTCGAAGACGGCGTAGTACCCGAGGCCATCAATTTCGTTGGTCACAACGACCCGTTGGTGCGGACTTCGGTGCGGGCCGGCCGAACGGAGAGCACCAGTCCTGACGATGGCCGGTAGTTGCCTGAAATCGTCGGGCGTCACCGCCAGTTGACCGCGCGCCGCTTCCACCTTGGCATTGCCGTGGTTCTTCAGGGTGTGGCGGATGGCCTGGTTGCTGACCGAGTACTTGAAGCCCCGCACATCTTTCCCGGTTAGCCGCGCTATCCACGACGGTCGCGCCACGGCGGCAAACTCAACGTGCATGACAGCGTTTTGGCCAGCAGCTGCAACGGCTGCCTCGATCCGCTTTCCGGTTTCGACCCAGCGACCGTTCCCGCCTCTAGGCTGGCTCGGATCGAAGCCTTTGCGAGGCGCCCCTCCTTTGCGACGCCTCTTGGCATCACCGAAAGGTGCCGGCAGATGCCGGCATACCTCCGTCCTCTACGATCCCAGCCGATGCAAGCGAGGCCTCGACCTCCTCGGGATCGTCCTCCTGCTCGGAAAGCTTCCCGTACTCCTCGATGGCCGCCTCAAGCCCAGGCAGCGAGTTATCTTCGATGAAGGTGTTCACCAGCGCATCGGACAGCGCATCGATCGGCATCAGCGCCGGCGATGTTCCCGTGCCAGCGAGAGCCCGGGCGCCGTCGGCCTTCGTCTTGAAGATGTCGGCGCGCTCCTTTTCCGACAGGCCCCACAGAGGCGCCCAATCGAAATAGATGGCGGGATCGCGCGAGCCCAAGGCCGAGCGGATGATGCACTCGTCCATCCTCGCCATGGCCGGCTCCATCTCGAGCTCCTGCATGGCGCTGAGACGGTCGTAATAGTTGCGCAGGTCGCTCTCGCCGGTGGCGTTCATGCCGGCGGGGGCCTGGCTCAGCAGCCGCGTGGCCGGGATATCGGCGGCGCCGGAGACGATCTGCAGGAATCGGTCCAGCACGTCGGGCAAGGTCGCGAAGGATGCAGACTTGCTTTCGTACTCCTCCTCCTTGTCGAGCATCAGGGTGCCGTTGATGCCCTTGCCCTGCATGGCCAGGGTGTAGCGATCGAGGATCTTCGACTTGTACCCCTCGTCGGCCAGCGAGGCCATGAAGTTCGGGATGCGGATGATGTCGATCTTCGCTTCGAACACCAGCGAGGCGATGTTGGCCGCGGTGCCGTCGGCCTGCTTGATGGCGTCCATGGTGGACTGCAGCACGCTGTCACCCCAGCCCATTTGGGTGGACAGGTCCTCGTCAGGGTCAGTGTTCCCGGTGAAGATCACCAGCCTCGAGGGATGGATCGTCAGCTGCTGCGCAGTGGCCGTGCTCAGCGTGTAGAACTTGGGCTTGCCGAAGAACTCGGATGCCGGATCGGTGTCTCGTTCGCCGGCGGCCAGATGACGCCGGGTCAGCACCGTCAGGTACTTCAGCCCTCCCTTTCCGATGCGGTCCACATCGAGCGGCTGCGACAGGTCGCTGTCCCCGGTGCCCAGCATGATAGCAGCGCCGCCCCACAGGCGCGCCTTGATCTTGGCTTCATGCACCTTGCCCTTGACGTTGAGGCGCTTCTCCTCGGCCTCGATCAGCTCGATCTGGTTGTCTTCGGCTTGCCAGTCCCGCCACGCCCGCACGCTGTCGAAGGCCGGGATGTCGACGATCTTTCGCGGCAGCCAGGCCGTCTTGTAGGCGACGAGGATCTGCTCGTCGGTGAGCGGGACGAAGCCGTAATAGGAGGCGGACGCCTTGTCCCGCGTCGTGCCCATGCGGCTGACGAGGTTGGTCAGGCTGTCGCGGGCGAAAGAAAGAATGTTTCCCACGGCGTCCTCACGCGTTGTCGATGTTCGGGGCGCACCGCCTCAATGAGAGACAGTCATGGATGTGCAAGGTCAGGCATTCTACAGCAGCGAGAACGGCGACCAGTGGCTGCTGATCGGTGGCGGAACGGACAATGCAATAGTGCGGCACCAGCCGAACGCCTCGTCCGGTGGGCAGAGCCGAGACGTTCCGCTAAAGGACTTTCTCTTCCGCGAGCACAACACGCCTCAAGGTGCCGCCCTGCGCCAGTCGATGAAAGACGAAGCGACAAGCTAAATGTTGGCCAGTGTGAAGGTCGAGCCAAGTGCCAGCTCGTTTAGAGCGTCGGCGAAGGCGTCGACCTGGTCATCGAATTGCGCGTTCGGGAACGAGCACACCTCATCGAGGAATGCCGTGTTCCACTCGCCGCGCAGCAGCTTCACGTTGCCAGCTTCGGCCTGCGCCGATGCCGGCTTCGCCCTTGTGGCCTTGTCGCCGGTGGGCAGCACGACGATCACATCGTAGCCGGCGAGCAGCTTCACCTTGGTCGCCGCGTCGGCCTTGCCGGCGGCGCCCGGATCCTGAGGCATGCGGATGCGGACCGTCAGGCCATCCTGCGTGGCCGTGTTCTTCAGGTTCTTCTCGACGTCGCCAGGCGACCATCGATCGCGCTTCACGTCCTCGACGTAGAAGACGCCGCCGACCTTTTTTATCTTCAGGCCCACCGTCCAGTCGGGCGCCCTGCCCGGCGTCGGCTCCGATGCTGCGAAGTCCCATGCTCGGCATTCTTGCCCGCCAGTCGGCACCGCGTCGACGATCTCGAAATCGCCACGCTGGAACATGCCGCCTGAACGGGGCGACGGCCGCTGCTGATACTGGCCCGAATAGGCGTACGAGCCCTTGGCTTTCTTGAGCCGAACGATCTCGGCCGCCGGAAAGCGCTCGGGGAAGAGCAACTCGCCGTCGTAGGTGCGAGGATCCTCGAAGAAGACCTTGCCATCGACGTCGGTCACGCACTTGCGGTCAGGCTCGAACTCCATCGGCAGGTTCAGATGGACGAACCCGATATCGAGCTCGAGCGCGACGGCCGCAACGTCCTGCTCGTGCAGGCGCTGCATGATGATCACGATCGCCGATGTCGTGACGTCGTTCAGTCGGTCCGAGATGCCTTCCCGGAAGATGCGCACCGCGGTGTCGCGTTCCGTGTCGCTTTCGGCCGTCTCGGTCGAATGCGGATCGTCGATCTTGACCCGATCGCCGCGGCCGCCCGTCATCGAACTGAAGGGCCGCGCTTCGCTGAACCCGTTGCCGGTGTTCTCGAACTTCCCCTTCGCGTTCTGGTCGTCGCGAAGCTTCAGCGGCCACAGCGCCTGGAACTTCTCGCTCTCTATGAGGCGGCGAAGCTTGACGTTGTCGCGCAGCACGTTGGGCTGGCTGTAGGAGGTGGCCAGCACCTGGATGTCGGGCCGACCGAGCGGCCCCCATTCCCATGCGGTCCAGAAGACCAGCAGCAGGGACTTCATCATGCCCGGCGGCACGGTCATGAGGAGGAACTGGATCAGTCCCTCGCTCACCGCCGTGAGATGCCGGCACATGGCCAGCAGAGCCCATCCGAACTTCAGTTCCCGCTTGGGCTCCAAGATCGACCAGAACTCGGCGATGAAGCCGTCGAGGGTGGCGCAGCGCGCCTTTATGCGCTCGGCATCGTTGGCGATGCGCTGCCGCTCTGCCTCAGCTGCTCGCCTCGCCTTCTCCTGCCTGATCTGCCTCAGCATCGTCGCCGGCGGCACCGGCAAGCGGACCGAAGAGAGCTTCGAGGCGGTCGAGGTCTTCATCGGTTGCGTTGGTCAGGTCCACAGTGGGGATCGGCCCGCCGTTGGGGCCGGAATGGGCATGCTTCGTCGGGGCGTAGCTGCCCTGCATCTTGTTGGCCTCAGCGAGCGCGGCAATGGCCGTCCTCGGGTCCTTGCCCTCAGTGGCCTCATGGATGCGCTTGAGGCTTTTCAGCCGGTCGGCGGCGGTCCATTCGGCCTTTTCGCTGGTTCTGCCGACGATCTCGGCCACCCGCCTCCGGATGCTCTCATTTGTGCTCAGCCGATGAGCATTACCCCGATGGGCTCGAAAACCCGCCTGTTGGTAAGCCTCGTCGGCGCTCTTGCCCTGCGCCCTCGCCTGCGCGAAGGCTTCATGACGCTGGTTTGGGAGGACGGGCATGGGCTGGGCTAGTTTTGTGCTGATAGTGCTGGTCTCGGGGAACACGGAGCGTATAGGGGTTTTTGGAAGTCTTGACGCTTGTCTATCCGCTCTGCGGGCTTCGGTCGCCGTCAGCACCAACGGGACTGTAATGCAGCTGGCCGATGCTCCAGCCGATGCAGGATTTCACATCTCGGGGTATTGCATCCCGATCGAAACGGACTAGTCGCAAGAAGCTACGGATGGCCGTTTCGTTGGGATTCCTGTGCGCGAATTTCTCACGCTATCGGGAATGACCGGATTTCTGGGGTAAAACGGCTCACGCGTCTATGGATTTAGGTGCGACCGTTGCCGGCCAGGGGTTTCAGAATGCGCAAATTGAAGCGATGGGGGATCCGCATCGGCGGGGGCATCGCAACATACCTTATCGTCCGCGCGGTCGTCGGAGCAGTTGAAAACGCCGGACTCCCCCTGACAAACCTCCTCTCTGGCCTTGTCGGGGGGTTTCTCGCCGCTGGGGTTCTCGTCTGGCTTCTGCCCGGCCTATTGGCGCTCGCAGTAACGGTCGGTTTGATCCGGCTCGACCGACAAGCGCCTTTTGAGAAGGTCGTCTCCAAGGAAGCGCCTAAGGAAGCGCCACCTGAGCCTCCGGTCGGGATCGAACAGCTGTTCAAGGAAGACTTCAATCTCATGAAACTTACTGGCGAGGTGACGCTTACTCGTCAGGATGGGACGAAGCTGATCTACATGCAGCAAATTTATCAGGACTACGAGACGAACACTGAGTTCGCCGGCTTCTTTGTTCCCCGGTCGCAGCATGCGCTCGAGATTATGACGTGGCTGCCCACCGGATATCGAGAGCAATACGACAAACTTCGCAGCGGGATTCGGGTGCAGATGAAGAGCCCACTGGACCTAACCTCGGTGTCCAACTCAACCCTCACCTTCACCGGCCGTGTGTATATCTATCACGAAGACGAACTGACGCTGCGTCAGATAGCCGACCTCACGGATCTGTTCGCGACGAACGGAATGCACCTGGTGCTTCGCGGACCGAGCTACGCCACCCAATCGTGGCTGGCGAAGACTCGAAAATAGCAGCGCAATAGCCCGGGGCGAGTCTCCGTTTGCGTTAGAACGTTTCAACGCTATGCATCATTGGACCAACGAGTGAGGTGTCGAAGGTGCGAATCACCAAACTTCGATTTTGACTGTGTTCAAGCGCTGAGCGATGATTCCCGCGGCCCGATCGCGATGGCGCTTAAACGTCGCCAACGACAGCTTCCGGCGCTTGCAAAGCTCAATTGTGGCTTCGCCGCGAAGTTCGGCATGTACCCAATCCAGCAGCGTTGCTCGCAAATCAGGCGCTTCGTCCAATGGGCCTTTGAGCCAGGATTGGTGCTCGACTCCCTCGTCATCGCGCCAACCGGTCAGGATCATTTCCATCCGGGTTACGCTCATGCGTGTAGCATATGACGCCTTCGGCTCCCGCTGCTGGCGGAGGTTGCCGGCGATCGCCTGCTCGATGAAGTCGGCCGCCTCGACGGCGTACTCAGGCCAATAGGCCTTAAGCCCCCGGGGGCCGACTCGGCCCCCGACCCGATTGAGCATGCGGAAGGCATCAATCAGCGCCTCCTTAACGAGCTTGACCGTCCAGAGCTCTTGATCACCCTTCGCGTAGTCGGGGATTTCGAAAGCGCGTGCCTTCACCTCGCAGTATCCTCAAACTGATCTTCAGGCACGATGGCGTCATAGAGATCGGCCGGCATCGTTGCGCAGGTAAGGATGCGGCGGGCGAACTCCTCGTCGCCGAGCTGGTGCTGCTGCGCCCGCGCATGAATGTGGGCTCGCTGGCGCTGCGTAACCGGCACGACGATGAAGCCGTCGCTCTTGCGACCCCACGTTGGCAGCTCCCAGCGCTGCGCCATGCGGCGAATGGTGCCGCTGTCGGTGCCGTCGTCGAGCCGCTCGGCAATCGCCTCTGTGCTCAAGCCACGACCGATGAGGAAGCCGATGAAGGCTGCCCACGCATTCGTACGGCGTTCTTCGAAAGCGTGGCCGCCTCGGTGGCGATCGGTGCGGGGACGGAAGATGCTATCGCCCATCAAAAGGGCACCTCCATGTCTTCGGCGGTCATGAGCGGGGATGGCTTCGGCTTCTCGATCGGCTTGGGCTCGCGCTTCGGACGATCATCCCTGCCCGTCGGCCATGAGATTCCGCGCTCGTTGTCGACCCCGATGTAGTCGCCGGCCAACAGCACCTTGCCGGCATTGCCGAGCAGTCGCTTGGCCTCGGCTTCGCGCTTCTCCGGATCGTCGGAGCCGAAGTTCGGGAAGATCGCCTTGAAGCGATCCTTCCAGTGCTGGTTCTTCACCACCAGCTTGACGGAAGCACCTGCGCGGATGCCGGCGGGCGCCGTCTCGCCGATGTCCTCGATGGCCTGACGAAGAGCCTTCAGCGCGATGACCTGGTTCATCGAGAGCTTGCCCTGTCGCGCGTATTCCTCCTCGTCGCCGTCCGGCCGGTCGACGACGCAGGTGGTGATCGGCTTGCCGCGATCATCGTCGCCCAGCACGACCTGGCGCAGCACAAAGCGGAGCGGCTTTCCCTTCTCACCGTCCTTGTTCTTGTCGAGGGCGACAGTGCGGACTATCCGGCCGTTGCGATCGCGGATCTGCAGTTCGGTGACGTTGAGGACGTTCGACACGTCGCCTGTGAGCGAGGTGTGGCCGCGCATGCCGCCCTCTTTCGATTTGTGGATCGGCGAGAGGACCGAGCAGTCGAGCTCGGTGCTGATGCGCTCCATCCGTGACAGAACGCGCCCCATGTCCTGGCCGGAGATCTCGTTGGCGCCCGTGATCGCCTTGTTGAAGGTGTCGAGGACCACCAGTCTCACCGGCATGCCGTAGAACGCAGCCCAGGCCCTGCCCTCGGCGATGATGGCGTCGGTGTCCTTGTCGTCGACGAACAGGTTCACGCGCTTGGTGAGCATCTGGAAGGGCACGGCGAGGTCCGGCGAGACGCCGCGGTCCTGCAACCACCCATCGAGTCGCTTCGCGACGCCCTGCTTGCCCTCGCCGGCCTGATAGAGCACGACGCCGGGCTTGCACGGCATTCCGAAGAACTCGCGGCCGAGGGAGACGCACATCGCGGCCTCGAGCACGAGGAACGTCTTCCCGCTGCCTGATGCCCCGGGCATCATCGCGACGCCCTGTCGATCAAGGAAGCCATCGATCAGGAAGTCGTGCTTCAGCATCGGGTCGTGCAGCTGGTGCACGCCGACGGCGCCCATGCTGGATGCGGGAGGCGCGGGGCGCCAATCGGGAGCACTATGCACGATCTGCATAAAGGTCTCGGCCGAGCCCGTGCCCGCCCAATCGGTGACATCCTTCGGGCCGCCCCACTCGCCAATGGCGCGAATACGGCGCGCGATGCCGCGCAGCGATTGCCCGACCGCCTCGACCCGCTTGCGTCCTGCCTCGTCATCATCGCCAAGGATCACGATGTCGGCGTCTCGGAACAGCGCGGCGAGCGCCGGCGTCCAGTTGCCCGCACCGCCCGAATTGGTCGATGCGATGAGGCCCCAGGCTTCAAGCGTCTCAACGTCCTTCTCGCCCTCGGGCAGGAAGATCGTCTTGCCCTCGGCGATGGCGATCTCGACTTGCTGCCGGCGGTAAATCGTGTGGCTCAAGTCGCCCAGGTTGTAGATATAGCCGCCCCGCCCGTCTGGCCGGCGTTGCTTGAATGTCTTCTTCGGGTTGCCGCTCTTGGCGAGAACGATAGAGCCATCGGGGCGCCTGAAGTTGTAGCGGATCACCTCGTAGAGCGTGTTGCCGTCGCCGTCGGTGTAGCGATAGCCCTTCACCGGGAACGGCTTCTCATTGTCATCGACGGCGTCCAACGGCGGCCGCTCGTCCTCGGGCGGCACTTCCGGCGCCGGAGCGGTGGGACGGCTGTCCTGGCGCGGCTCTGTAGCGGCGCGAGGGGTGATGAAGCCGTTCTCCTCCAGCCAAGTCACCGCCCCGGCTTCATCGATACCTTGCTCGCGCATGACGAGCTTCAGCACGCCGCCGGACTCGCCCGTCTCGAAATCATGCCAGAAGCCGACCTTCTCGCCGCTGAGGTCGATCTTGCGGGACCCGCCCGTTCCCCAGCGGAGCGATGCCCGGGTCGAGAGCGACTTGTTCGGCTCGCCCCAGAGATGACGGGCCACGGGCTCGGCTATGGCGATCCAGTCGATATCGCTCATGCCGCGCCTATCCGAACATAGTGGCCGTAGCGCAGGCGGCGAGCCTGTCCACGCCGCTGCGCGTACGTGACTGCGTTATAGACCTGCTTGCGCGGGACTTCGGGTAGCGCCGCAATCAACGTGGCAACCGTAAATTCAGTGTCGGTTGCCATCTGGCGGATGACATCAAGCGGCTCGGTTGCCCGTTTCGATTTCGCGTCGCTCAGCGCGAAGGCCTTGCGCGCCTCCCACCCGAGTCGGCAGGCCGAGAGATCGTACTTGGCCCAATACTTCGCAGGGAGCGACGCCACCCACTCGGTGAAGTCTGCGTCCGGCGGGAACGGAAACTGTTCCAAGACTGGTTTCTCGCTCATGCCGCCGCCTCGTCGGCTTCCGGCGCCGGCAGCGCCTCGCTGACCTTCTTGTTCAGATCCCGGCGCGCCGCCTCGACCTTGTACCCTTCGCGCACCAGCGAGGCGAACGCCGGCCAGTCGCCTTGGAGCCCCATCAGCAGATCCCCGATGGCCTCGAATGCCTTGGCGTCGGAGATCTTGGCTTCATCGAGGGCTTCTATTCCGGGGGACGTACCGGGGCGCTGCTCGACCTCGCCGCGCAGATTGTGGGCATGCAGGCGGGCCTTCAGTTCGAGCCGCCAGATGTCGTCGTTTGATAAGGCCAAGGGTCGCCGCCGATCTTGGGTGTTCAGGTCTTACTGCGAAGCTCGCTCGCGCGGTGCTCGATCTTCGCTAGAGCCATGATCGTCGGCTTTAGCTCGGGCGAGGCAGCATCGTAGGGGATGCGCTTGCGCATGCGACCGCCGTTCAGGCGAGCGAGCACTCCGCGCGGAATGAGCTCCCAGTTGGACGGGTCGGTGTTGGTCTTGTCGCCGTCCAGGCACTTGAGGGCCATGCCCTCGGGAATGGGCCCGTGCTTCTGCTCCCAAAGCCAACGATGCTTATGCACCGGTCGGGTGGCCGCGCCGGTCCACGGATTCGTTTCCTCAACGATCAGGATGACGTAACCGTCCTTGCCGTCGATGCGTTCGTGACCGGCACCCTTGGTATTGTGCGGCAAGGCGCCAGCCCGGAACTGAGTGCGCTGTGCGTTCGGGTGGCGACCGCCGGTGCCCGGCGCACACTTCTTGCCCTTGTTGGGCGGGAGCGAGCCCTTGCCGAAATGACCGGTGCGCCCCGTCCTCCACCCCATGCGCTTTCTGAGCGCATGAAGGTTCGCGGGACGGACGTCCTCACGAGGGAACGCCGCGACGAACGCAGCGTGATAGTCGCCTATGGGCAGGGCGTGGTTGGCCTCGAGCCACGCCATTTCCGCTGCGTTGAAGCGACGGTGACGACCCTTATAGCGGTCGCCCTCTCGTCCCGTTTTCCATCCCTTGCGCTTGCGTAGTCCATGGAGGTTCAGCGCGGAGATCTCGGGCCGATGGAACCTCTCCACAAACGCGCGGTGAAAGTCGCTGATGACCATCATCCGGTTTTCTTCCAACCAGGCCATCTGGGCGTCGGTGTAGACGATCCGGGCGCCTCTCATTCGTCCTCTGCCTCCACCGTCACCGACTTGCCGATCAGTCCCGACAGCGCAGGACGAAACCGGTCGCCGTGCTGAGCGACGAAGGTCGCTGCCTTGAAGGTCAGATCGGCATTGCGGATGATCTGGTCGGCGACAGAAACCATTGCTTCGCTGCGCTTGGTTTCCTGCTCTACCTGCTCCGGTGTCAGGTTTTCCTCAGACAGCCGCTCGAGCTGCGCGAACAGATGATCGTTGAGGTCACTGAGCTTGTTCTTCATGTCCCTGCCCCTGCTTGGTGTAGACGCGTGCGTGGTGAGCACTGCACCACTGCGATCCCTCGATGACCGGCTTGCCGCAGCACATCGCGCCATCTAACGGGTCGCCGGATATCCAGGAACAATCCTTGCCGATGCGACGATCCGTGAAGGCGATGAGCCCGGTGACGTCGACGCCTTCCTCCACGATCCCGCGCGACTTGATGTTGGCCCTGCCCTCGATGCGATGCATGATGGAGGGGACGCTGGGCACTCCTGGATTGCCGGATCGGCCCTTCTTGCCGGTGATGGTCGGTTTGGTGTGGCGCGAGGGGCGGTCGCGGTGAGCAGCCTGCGCGTTCTCGCGCTTCGGCAGCTTCATGCGATGTACCTTGCCGACGACAGAGCTGCGGGTGACGCCCTGCCCTATGGCGCGGGCGATCTCCGATGCGGAGGCGCCGTCGCTCCACATCGCGACAAGCGTCTCTACGTTGGCTTCTCTGTCCCAGGCGGAGGCGAGGTTGGTAGTCATGCGGCGATCCGATCAAACTTGGTGGCTTCGTGGCCCCAGCTCGTCCAGCCGTCGCGCGACTGCCTGGAAAACAAGTCAGCTCGTCGGGCCGGACCGAAAAGCCTCTCGGCCACTGCGTACGCCTGGTCCGGCTTGCGCGAATGCTGCCGGCGTGGCGCCTCGATAACGTTGCGCACGTCGCGAGCAAACGTCTTGGGGTCGCCGACCTTTCCCAAGAGGTAGATCTCGGAACACGACCGAAGGACGTAGCCCGTTCCCATCGCGAGCTTGCCACTCGAGCCGCGCTTAACCCAGGGCCCAGCTGTGACGTACCGGAAGCCCCATGCATCCATGACCTGCATCGCGTCGCGCAGCATCGGGTAGGTAGCCCACAGCCACAACCAGCAATCACCGGCGGCCAGATGGCCCACCGGCAACGCGCAGATCTCTGCTGTGGGCAGGCATTCGTACTGTGCCTTGGCGTTCTTCGCATTGCCGCCTTCGGACCAATTCTCGAATGACCACGGCGGATCGGCCATGATCACATCGAATCCGAACATCGGCAGCGGCTGAAATGGCCAGGTCATGCGCCCGCCCTCGCCTGCCGTCGCACTTCGCCCAGATAGGTGCTCACGCTGCTGCAGGGCGCGCCGAGTTCATTGGCGATGAGCCGGGCGGTCCACGTCGGATGCATCGCGTGCATCGAGCCCACCTTCTCGCGAAGCGTGCGGCGATCGGACGAGATGGCGGGCGCATGACC